CAAGTATCGGGTGTTTGAGTCTTATGCCTGGATGCACTCAATCTATGCAGGGTGGAAAAACCCAACAACGGCAGATGGCCAGTTCTACGATGCAGTAATTCCTGGCTATTTAGAACCTGAAATGTTCCCACTAGGTGATGGGCAAGGTGACTACTACCTGTTCATTGGTCGGTTGATTGATCGCAAAGGTTACAGAATCGCCCAAGAAGTCTGCCAGCGACTCGGCAAGCGGCTTATCTTGGCAGGGCCTGGTGAGCAAAGCGGGTATGGCGAGTTTGTTGGAAGTGTCGGGCCTATCGAGCGCGCAAAGCTAATGGGCGGTGCCATTGCCACCTTCGCACCAACACTTTATGTAGAACCTTTTGGCAATGTAGTAATCGAATCGCAGGCTTGTGGCACGCCAACAATCACAACTGATTGGGGCGCATTTACAGAGAACAATCCTGATGGGATTTCAGGCTTCAGGTGTCGCACTTTGGCTGAATTTATGCAGGCAGCCGAAGGGGTCAAATACCTAGATCGCGCCAAAATCCGCAATCGTGCCGTTTCCTTGTATAACCTTGATACTATCGGCCTTCAATACGAGGCATACTTTAAGCGCCTGTTGACCCTTTGGGGCGATGGCTGGTATGAGATGGGGGATGCAAATGAATAGAGGCGAAGTATTAGATGAGGCCAAGCGCCTTACATACGGTGATCGCAATGTTTCCTACGATGAACCACGCATTAACCATAAGCGCATTGGCGTTTTACTTGGCATTGTTTTAGAACGATATGTTGAAACTGCCAAACCAGGCGATGCAGTGCCACCCGAAGTTGCAGCTTTATGTATGGCTGCAATGAAACTTGCACGCCTTTCTGCAAAACCCAATCATCTTGATAGCGCAATTGATCTCGCCGCGTATGCCGCGATTTGTGCCGAACTTGCATCACATATAGATTAACTCTTAGGCGCAAAACGCCCCCATAGGTAAGCCCTCAATTAAGTAGCCGTTCCTACTTGGTTGGGGGCTTACCCTTTTTTCCATAACTTCTTTCACGATGGCAATTTGCGCAAACAAGATCACATTTTGCAATTTCCGCAATTATTTCTTCAAAAGGTGAAGCACCCATTCTTGCTAAATTACCTGATTTTTCTGCTGGGTTTCTATGGTCAAAATCCATCACATAGTATGGGTAGGAAATGCCACAATCCATACAAGGTTTATTTTTTTGTTCTTTAATATACAAAGATTTTTTTCTATATGAAATAACATCTTTTTCTGTTTTCCGTGGTTTGCCTTTTCTACGCAATTCATTGTATTTTTCGCGGTTAGCTTTATGCCTATTTATACAGGCAGTATTTGTTTTTGAAGTAACAATTGCTACCTGCCCACAATTTGAACAGGTAGCAATTTTGTTGACTTTATCAACATTTGATAACCGATGAACCCACATATGTTAAATATAGCGGGTTTTTTTGTTTTAGGGAGTTTTTATATAATCCCGCAATGCCTTTGTTATGACTGCGCTAACGGTTGTGCCTTCTTCTTTTGCTTTGGCTTGTACCGACTGCCAAAGGTCGGTGGCCACGCGGATTGATCGCAATGGGGTCATAGAACCACGCACTCAGTCATTGAACCCCAACACCAGCCAAGAAACTCAGCGCTGGGTGCATCAATGCCAACCCACCAAAGGTTGCTGGCAACCTGCCAAACCACAATTAAGCCAATCAAGATTGCAACTGCTCGTACGCGCTTGCCACGCTTTGTAATCATTTTAACGCTCCAATTCTTCAATGTGGGCAATGGTCAGGGCAGAGTTAACAATTGCTCTGCGCAGTGATTCCTTCATCTCATCAAAATCGCCTGACTCACTTGCAGTATTTAGATCACGGCTGATTTGGTACATAGTATCTGCAATATCAATTACCAATTCTTTGTAAGCACCCATTTTATTTCCACCCCATTCTGATTTCGTAACATTCTAAACATTCGTGAAGTCGTGCAATTGCTTCAAACTTAGTACCGCATTTAATGCAGGTGCAGTTGTATGACATTATGCAGCCACCTTTCTTAGCTCTGCCATTGCTTCTAATGCGCGGTTAAATGGTTGATTGATAAACATTGAGTTGTAATTATCTTCAGCGTTCTTCTTCAAAACTACCCAAACGCTGCCGCCAATGTTCAACACTGTAAATTGCTCATCTGTTGTGATGTAACGATTGCGATTGATTTTTAGAAATTCCATTTTGCTATCCGTCCTATTGGGAGCCGTTCCCCCAATGAGATAAACTTAGCACCTGTATATACAGATACGCAACATTTGGCTTTGCGCCACATAACAATTTGATAACAGGATTTAGGCGTGTTAGGCTCAAATCTAGGCGTGGGAACTCGAAGAAATTGGGGAATTGCTAGGGTTTCCACGCCTTTTCACGCCTTGCTCTACACTTGAGGGTATGACCACGCTAATCGCCTTTCAGGGGCCTGATTTTGCCATTCTAGGGGCAGACTCTCAGGTTACCGATGGGGATAAGCGCATCATCTCACCCAGCACGCCCAAGATCGTAAAGCTGAAGAAGTATTTGCTGGCAGTTAGCGGCGATTGCAGGCCAGGTGACATTCTCACCTACAACTGGACACCGCCAGCCTTTGATGGCACCAATCCTGTTACCTTTATGGGCAGAAAGATCATCCCAAGCATCATTGCAGCGTTTAAGGCGCAAGGATTTGATTACACCAAAGAAGGAATCAGTTACTCGTACCTGTTGGCCTTTGCTGGCAATGTCTTTGAAATTGGCGATGACTTGAGCGTTACCCAATCTGAAGATGGCCTGTATGGGGTCGGCTCAGGCAGTGCCTACGCGCTTGGCGCACTGGCGGGGCTGGTGCCAAATGTCGGCAAGGCTGAAATCCTCAAGGCACTTGCCATTGCCGCCAAATATGACATCAACACCGCCAAACCTTTTCAGATTGAAATTCAGCGAGTCTAGCGATTGCCCTGTTCAAATGTGTGTAGTATGTGCCTACCTACTTTGAACGGAAAGGGAAACAAATGTTTTGGTTAGGCTTAGCTTGTGGATTTATCGGCATCATTTGCCTTTATCTCATCATTATTGCAGCTTTTGAAATCGGTGAAGGCCGATGAACTTAGAGAAGCAACCACGCGACCCACTATTTTCAATTCATAATCATTCAGACGGACACATTGCCCTTTATCTTGAAGAACAAGATGCAGTAAAGGATTTAGTGCAAGATGTTGTTGGTGCATACGAGTTAGATGATTTGGACTTGTTGCGCCATTCTGCAGATCGCAGTGTTAAGTCTGAAAACTACTTTGAACACTTAGATAATGCCCGCGACAACTTGGGCGAAAACGCGCCATTGCTTTGCAATATGACTGAGCAAGAAGCACTTATTTTGGCTGAAGATTTGATTCGAGCAGTTAAGTTTGCCCGCATCAGTCGTGAGGCTGGCACCAACTACCCATCATTGAAGGCGGTTAAATAACCAAATGGCTAATCCAAACGGGCGCAAAGGCGCAAAGTTCGAAACCGATGTTATGCGTTGGCTTCGTGCTGCAGGTGCTATGTGCGAGCGTTTGGCCCGCGCTGGCCAGTCAGATGAAGGCGATTTGGTCGCAATCATTGCTGGCAAGCAATACATCCTTGAACTGAAGAACTGGGGAAAACCTAACCTTCCTCAATTTTGGCGTGAAGCTGAAGTTGAGGCAGAAAACTATGCAAAGGCACGCGGTTTAGCCGAAGTTCCATTGCATTATGTCATTCTCAAGCGCCGTAGCGCTGGGATTGAACAATCTTGGGTAATCCAAGACCTTCAACAATGGCTGGATGAAAAGCATTGAAAACTTTTGATTTCTTTGTTGATCTACCCCGCTTTGATGAAGCCAAGTGTGCAGATGTTGAGGATAAAGATTTCTTTTTTCCCATCAACCGCGCACAAGAGGCAGAAAGACTGCACCAACTTAAAGCAATATGCGAAAGTTGTATTCACAGTAAGGAGTGTTTGGAGTACGCACTAGAAAAGCAAATTCCGTACGGCATTTGGGGTGGCTCAACGCCAACCGATAGAGATGCCGTTGTTGCAAAAAATAAGGATTACGCCTTCAAAGGGATGGCGCTAATGATTATTCAACTGCATAAAAAAGGAATTCTTGCCAACGAAATTGCGGTCCAACTAGATACATCACCTGGCTATGTCAGGCGAGTATTAAAAAAGTTGGCTGCAACTGAACAAGGAGCAGCACCATTACACCAACAGACAAACGACTTATCAAAAGGCTCGCACTAATCGTGGTGGTTAGCGTTAGCACTTCATTGATGGTTCAAGCAATTACGGCTCAACCTGCAGTACCTGAATTGGTTATCTACAAAGATCGGCCACATTTGATGCAGGTGAATCCAAAGGAAGTAGCCCGCGAGCTACTGACCGCACAACAGTTCAAGTGTTTCAATGCCCTAATGAGCAAAGAAAGCGCTTGGCAAGATAAGGACAACCCAACCAGTACGGCCAGCGGAGTTGGTCAATTACTGGATGGCACTTATCGCAATCTTGGAATGAAGCGCAGTAAATCAACTGTTGCCCAAACGATTGCAGCACTGGCCTACATTGGCCGCAAATATGGTTCATCAGGTCCGTGTGGGGCTTGGAATCATTTTAAGCAAAAGAACTATTACTAATGGGGGTTAGTATGAGCGTAGAGATAGAAACAGGCGTGGTTGACTTTGATGCCAACGCCGCCGCTTGGCTTGAGCAATATAAAAATGCCGTAGCCAAAGTAAAAGAATGGCAAGAGGTTGCCGATGTAGCTCGATCACATATTGAGGCTGCATTAGGCGATTGCCAAACTGGGTTGTATAAAAACCGCCCAGTTGTTCGATGGTCATTTGTTGAATCAACACGATTCGACACCAAACGCGCCCGCGAAATCTTGCCTGCGCAGGTAATTGAAGCACTTGAGGTAAAATCAACCTCTCGTAGATTTTCAATTGTAAATGAGGATGAATAATCAAATGACTTTCGCACCTTTGAACACACCAGCACAAGAACTTGCTTTGGAGTTGCAACACATCATCACCGAAGCAAGCAAGTGGTCACCAAGAAGCCAACAGGTTTATATTGGGCCAAGTGAAGTAGGGCAAGAATGTGTACGCAGACTTGCTTACAAGTTGCTGGATTGGGATAAGGCTAATGAGTCGGGTGGCGGTTCCTGGGCTGCCAATGTCGGCACCGCCATCCACTCATTTCTTGAAGATATTTTTGCCAAGCATCCTGATCGTTACGAAGTTGAACAACGCGTTCAAATCCGAGCAAACCTTTCAGGAACAGTTGACCTTTTCGATAAAGAAAAGGGTTATGTGTTGGACTGGAAAACCACATCACCTGCAGGTGTAAAAGCCAAGCGCAGTGAAGGTGCCACCAGCCAACAGATCACACAGGTTCAGCTTTACGGCTACGGAAAAGCCCAGCAAGGTGTGACAGTAAACAAGGTTGGCCTTATCTTCTTGCCAACAGGCGGTTCCATTGATGATATGCACATTGAACTATTTGATTACGATGAAGCCGCAGCCATTTCTGCACTTGCTCGTTTAGATAGCGTTTATGAGTTGCTTTCAACAATTGATGTTGAAGAAAATCCTCAAATGTGG